ACCAGCAGCAGATGGTACAAATGGCCAAGCTTTAGTAACTGATGGTTCAGGAGTGATTAGTTTTGGATCAGCTGGAATTTCAACAGGAAAAGCTATTGCAATGGCAATGATTTTCGGATAAAAAACAGAAGGAATTAAATTATGGCAAATCCAAATATAGTATCAGTCTCAACGATCTACGGTGGTAATTATGGTTGGGCTTTATCTAATACTTTAACAGCAACTTTATTAACAGTTGATGCAGAAAAATTATTAAAAATTAATAGAATAGTATGCGCAAATGTTGATGGAAGTGCAGCAGCAAATTTAAATTTATATATTGATGGTATGGGAACAGCAGCAGCCAATGGTTTAACACCAACTGGTGCATCAGCAACAACATATTTAGCAAAAACAATTTCAGTTCCCGCGGATGCTTCTTTAGTAGTATCAGATACTCCCATTTATTTAATGGAAGGTGATGTTCTTAAAGGAGGAGCAAGCGCAACGGGAGACCTAGAACTCTTCATTTCATATGAAGTCTTAGACGACGCTTAGGAGGTTTAAATTATGGCGCAAGGCAATGGCGGAATAATTGGACCCCCAAATACTGTAACTAACGGATGTGCAGCGTGTGGTAGTGCACCAGGTGTTTGGCAAATGAACACCGTATATTGTTATGTAAAAAATTCAGACTGGGTTTATAATTTTGCATCTGTAGATTATTTAGTAGTAGGTGGTGGCGGTGGTGGTGGTTCTGGCCGAGGCGGCGGTGGTGGAGCTGGAGGTTATAGAACTTCTTATAGCAATCCGTGTGCAGCAGTCACAACTTCTCGATGGGGAACAGTTTCAGTAACAGTAGGTGCTGGTGGCGCCGGTGCATCGGGTCAACCTGTGCAAGGTACCACAGGAACTAATTCAAGTTTTGATACAATAACATCCGCAGGTGGCGGAGGTGGTGGTAGTGGACCACCAGCTAGTCAACCCAACATGTCAGGAAAAGACGGTGGATCTGGTGGTGGTGGAGCTGGAAGTGCAGATATTTCAGGCCCTCACCCTGGTGGAACAGGAAATACCCCTACAGCCCCAGCAGCTTTAGGAGGACCACAAGGTAATGATGGTGGAGATGGAGTTTCTACTGGTAGTGTAGAAGGAGCTGGTGGCGGAGGTGGTGCCAATGCAGCTGGATCTACAGGTAGTGGTTCTGCTGGCGGAGCCGGTGGAGCTGGTAAAGCGAATTCAATTACAGGAAGTTCTGTAACTTACGCTGGTGGTGGTGGCGGAGGTGGACAAGGACCAGTTGGTGCTGGAGGTGCTGGAGGTGGTGGACCAGGAGGTCCAGGTGGAACTGCAACGGCTGGTGGTTCTAATACTGGTGGTGGCGGAGGTGGTGAATCTGGTGGTTGTAATCCTTCACCTCAAAACGCAGGTGGACCAGGTGTAGTAATTTTAAGGTCAAGTAGTTTTTTAAAAACAGATAGTAATTGTGCACCAGTTAGTTCACCCGATGGTGGTACAAGTACATTTATAGCAACCTTTAAAGCGTCAGCTAATTTAACATTTGGAGGAAGTGTTCCTTCTAATGGAGTAGATTATTTAGTAGTTGGCGGCGGTGGCGGCGGCGGTGGAATTACTGGTGCTGTTGCTTCTGGTGGCGGCGGAGGTGGAGCTGGTGGTTATAGAACTTCTTTCCCTGGCGGAACAAAAGTATTTTTAGAAACAGGATCAAATCAAGTAGTAATTGGTGCTGGTGGAGCAGGTGGTAATGGTACCGCTTGTGGTCAAGTTTCAACAATAGGAAAACCAGGTAGTGATTCTTATGTAGGATACATTACTTCTTTTGGTGGTGGTGGCGGTGGAGGAACCGCTTGTAATAGTCTTGGATTCGGAACTGATAATGGACAACCAGGAGGATCAGGTGGTGGTGCGGGAGCATGGGCTGGAAATAATGCTCCGGGTGGAACAGGAAATATTCCTGCTGTTAGTTCACCAGGCGCTCCTGTTCAAGGAACTAATGGTGCCCCAAGTAATTCCTCAAGTGCACCAGGTTATGGATCTGCCGGAGGTGGTGGAGCATGTGCTGCTGGTAGTTCAGGAACCCCAACTGCTGGTGGAGCTGGTGGAGCAGGAAAAGCTAATACAATTTCAGGAGGCTCAGTCACTTACGCAGGTGGTGGCGGAGGATCTACTTATTCTGGTGGAAGTGGGGGAAGTGGAGGTGCCGGTGGTGGTGGAGCTGGAGCTACAGGTCCAGCTGCAGGAACTAATGGAACGGTAAATACTGGTGGGGGTGCAGGTGGAAGTAATAATAACCCATCTAGTGCAACAGGAGGATCAGGAGTTATTATTTTAAGGGCTCCAGGACCTGCTGGACCTACTTATACAGTAGCCCCAGGAACTAATAGTAAAACAACACTACCAGGCCCTGCTGGAGGGTGTACTGTAATGACTTATACTGTAACTGGAACGTTGACAATAAGTTAAAATTTTAATATAAAATAACTTTTAAGGAGTATAAATATGGCACATTTCGCAGAACTTAAATCAGTGATAGATCCGACAGGATTTACGTCAGATACACATCAAGTAGTAGAGAGAGTCGTTGTTATAGGCAATGATATTGCTGCAGGCGGCGGAACTCTTGGAGATAATGACATGCATGTTGACGGAGAAACATGGTGCGCAAATTTCTTTAAAGGTGGAAGCTGGAAACAAACTTCTTATAATCATAATTTTAGAAAACAATATTGTGGAAAAGGATTTGTTTATGATTCATCAAAAGATAAATTTTTAAGTCCTCAACCATATCAATCTTGGTCATTAGATGGTAATGATGATTGGCAAGCACCGGTCACATTTCCAACTGATATTACCGATAAGGTTGTTAGTTGGGACGAACCTAATCTAAGATGGATCGCACAAGATAAATCAGATCCAGTAAATAATTTTAATTGGGATGCATCAGCGCTAGCTTGGGTATCCGCATAAGGAGACTCATATGGCTAGTCCTTCAGGATCAGCAAACGGCGGTATTATAGGACAAACGAATAACTCTTCGTTTGGTAAGTGTACTATTACTACTAAAACAGGAACAGGTTGTTTTACAACACAAACAGGAACAAGACTTGTTCAAGCTTTATTAGTCGCTGGCGGTGGATCAGGTGGATCTGGAGCTGGTGGTGGAGGCGGTGGAGCTGGTGGTTATCTATGCACTCAAGTAAACGTCTGTGGATCAACAGCATACAAATTAACTATAGGGGGCGGAGGAACAGCTACGCCTGCAACAGGTGGTAGTCCTTGTGATTCATTAGGAAAAGGAACTTCTGGAGCAGCTACAGTATTATCTCCCGCACCTAGCGTGCCAACGGCTTTAGCAACGGCTGTTGGTGGAGGAGCAGCAGGTGGATTTAGAGATACACCGGGAGTACCTGGTGGATCAGGTGGAGGAGCTGGAGCTTTTAATCCTAGCGGTTCTCCAGGACCTAATCCAGGTGGAACTGGAACAGCCTGTCAAGGCAGTAACGGAGGACTAGGTTTTAGAACATGTGGACAAGACGCTGGCGGTGGTGGAGGTGGTGCATCAGCTGTAGGAGTAGATGCTTCTCTTCCAAGTGGTGGTGGAAATGGTGGTGCTGGAAGTTCTACATCTCCTTTATCTTCATGCACATTTAGTGGCGGTGGTGGTGGCGGTGCTGATTGTAGTATGCCCACAGCTGGAAGTGCTGGATCTGGTGGTGGTGGAGCTGGTGGAAAAGGAGCATCAGGTAATGGAACTGCAGGAACTGCAAACACTGGTGGCGGTGGTGGCGGAGGCGGTAATCCGGGAACTTCAACAGGTGGAGCAGGTGGTTCTGGTAGAGCCGTAATAAAAGAATTAAACAAAGCAAGTGGTGTGTGGTCAATACAATCACAATTTCAAAATCAAAAAGCCGGAACATGGCCTGCAACATCATTTAATGTAGATTATTTAGTAGTAGCTGGAGGTGGATCAAGTGGAAATGGTAACGGAAATGCACCAGGTGGTGGTGGAGCTGGAGGTGTAAGAGCTTCTGCAGCCACTTATACTAATGGTGGACCAAGTGCTCCAAGAACAGCTGGTGTTTCTGCATTAACTTTATATTCAGGAACTTATAATGTTGTAGTAGGCGCTGGAGATGCTGGTCAAACAGGTCCCCAACCTAATCCAGGAACAAGAAGAGGTACTGATTCAAGTTTTGAAGGTATTACAGCAACTGGTGGTGGAGCTGGTGGTTATCATACAGGTGGTGGTGGACCAGGAAACTCAGGAGGTTCAGGTGGTGGAGCTTCAGGTGGTGGTTTAAACAAAACTGCTGGTGCGGGAAATACTCCGCCAACTAGTCCGGTTCAAGGAACCAGTGGTGGTGCTAGACCGGGAAGTGGTCCAGATGGTGGTGGTGGATCTGGTGGTGGATGGATGACAGCAGGTACAAATGCTAGTCCTTGTATTGCAGCCGGTGGAGCTGGAGGTGGACTTCCAAATGCTATGGGTGTTAAAGGTGAACCTTGTGGTTCATATTATTATTTTGGTGGTGGTGGAGCTTCAGACGGAACTGGTGGTGCTGCACCTGCTCCAGAAGCTAATGTTGGTGGTCTTGGTGGCGGAGGTGGTATAGGACAAGCAAATGAAGACCCAGGAGTAGCAGGAACTGTTAATACTGGTGGTGGAGGTGGAGGTCCTAACAATGGTCCTTATTCAGTGTCAAGTGCTAGTGGAGGTTCAGGTATTGTAATATTAAGATTTCCTTCAGGTGCAAGTGTATCCGTTTCGCCTGGTACTAATACAGTAACATGTGCACCAGATGGTGCTAAACTTGCAACCTTTACTGTCTCAGGTACTAATACTGTAACGTTCTAATAATTGATCTAGATCAAATCTTTTTATACATCTTTACTTTCTATTTAATTTAAGATAAAACATATGTATAAAGACATATGAACCTTACAAACTATTATTGGTATTTTAAATCAGTTATCCCTAATAGGATTTGTGATGAAATTGTACGTTATGGAAAACAATTACAAGATGGTTTAGCTACTACAGGTGGATATGGTGATGTTAAAAAATTAAATCAATCTCAAATTAAAGATTTAAAAAAGAAAAGAGATTCCAATGTTGTATGGATGAATGATCGTTGGATATATAAAGAAATTCATCCTTATGTTAATCAAGCAAATGCTGCGGCCGGTTGGAATTTTCAATGGGATTGGTCAGAATCTTGTCAATTTACAAAATATAATAAAGGCCAATACTATGATTGGCATTGTGATGGTTGGGATCAACCTTATCATGCTCCTAATCAACCTAGTCATGGAAAAATAAGAAAACTATCTGTGACTGTTAGTTTATCAGATCCACAAGAATATAAGGGTGGAGAATTAGAA